CCTTCGCCCGCACCGGCAGCTTCGAGATCGAAGTCGAAGGCTGGCTCGGCAACGCCGGCAAAGAAGCCGCCACCGGCCCGGAAATGGCCAAGCTGCCGCCTGCAAAAGTGGTGTGCATCTACGGTGAGGAAGAAGTCGACGAGAGCGGCTGCACCGACAAGACCGCCGTGGGCGAAGCGATGAAACTGCCTGGCGGCCATCACTTCGACGAGAACTACCCGAAACTGGCACAGCGGTTGGTGGATGCCATCGAGAAGCGTCAAGCGAAGGAGACGGCGGCTCAGGAGTGAGCTGAGCCGCGCTCACAAAAAAGCCCCCGCTACCTCACGGTTGCGGGGGCTTTTTTACATGTACAAACATGAAGCGCCACCCGCTAGCCGGATTTCATGTCAATGCTCTGTGATTCCAAGGCTAAAGCTGAACATCTATCCACGTTACGTCATCTTCAACAGCGATAAAGAACAAAGGCAACCTCAGCAAGAAACGCCTCCCCCAAGCCGTCTGCAACAAATTCTATGAGCTCATAATTGTGATCAGCGTTTGATGACATGTTATTTCAGCCCCATCCCTGCTTTTAGAATGCTAACTGCCACACCACACTCTCGTGGGCCACCAAGACGGATCGCATCAGCAAGCGCAAGATAGTGATAAAGGATTCTGTCCCTCTTCACCGCCTCCGGCACCGTCTTGTAGAGCGGCTCTATCGCCTGACCACGCTCAGTTCCGAGAGCATCAGGCCAAACCGGAATCAACCCACCAGCGCTCTTGATGCTTTTGGACAGCGCCGGCGCTGCGAAGCCTGTTGGAATACCGCGAACCATCGCGCCCGGCTTCACGGGGAAAAAGTATTTCAGAGCGTACTCGGTGATTTTCAGCAGCTCTCGCCGATTAACTTTCGCAAGCCCGGTGTCGTAGTCATTGGTAAGCATTCCGGACTCACGACACCTGGCTATAGAGTTTGAAATCTCGCTTTTGCTTAGCCCAAGGGACGCAGACAACGCACGCAACGAGTAACCTTCACTCCAACTCGCCAGCGGCGGAGAAGATACAGGCTCCAGCCACCCTTCCCACCCATCCTCGTCGCCCAAAGGTGAGTCGAACTCCTGGCGGTGGAATACAGTTTCTTCATCATCAGCGGGATAGGTGACTAGCGGCTGCCCCACTCGCCCCCCAGCCGTCATTCGATTTATCTGCTGGGGCTTCAACAATTCCTCAACCATGCTCGAATTCGACTCAAGCTCCATCTTCCCAAAAAGATTTTCTTCCTGGGCATGCAGGCTAGCCATCTTGAACAAAAGCAAAATGTCTTGACTCTTCATGAAGCTAAAAACCCCAAGTGTCCACATTCCATAAAACGTGGACACTTGTCTCATTGGAAATATCGATCCGTCAAGCTCCTTTCGATGTTTATCAGGTTTCACGGGAAACCCTGCAGATCATTTGCAAACAGGTGTAAACCTTATTCAGGACGAGACACCCCACACCATCCCCAGCTCCCTTTAGTCTTTCCTGGCATACCGTGCCCGCATATCGTCATGACTGATCGCCTTGGACTGGTCAAAACCGATCAATCGCTCCCGAGCCGCTGCTTCAACCCGAAGGTCCTCAAGTTCGTCGAGCATTTCCTGATACGCATCAACATTGATAATGACCGCCGCCGGCTGATTATCCTTGAAAATGACCAGCCGCTCGGTGGCCCGGCTGGAGATCTCTTTGAGCCTCGCGCTGAACCCCCTGACCATTGCCGTCACAGAAATCGCTTGGTCAGCACGCTCCAGTAATGCCGTCATACTCACCTCTCTACACACTCATGCAAATTTGAACACACATTTCTACGCAGAGTATCGCGTCGAATTCGACATACAGCAAGCTGCAAAAAACGCGAATCTACGAACCTCCGTTTTTCCATGCCTACAAAAAATGAGTCGAACGATTGTGAATTCTTTCGCCACGTTTAGTTTCGTTTACTTAAGGTTTCGCAATATCAGATGACGTCCGCAGACCTTGTAGGCAAACTCCGAATCGTCCTTTTTGGGCACTTTGCCGCCTTGTTGCGCTTTTCTTCGACGGAATACTCTCCGGACGTCGCTGACCATTCAGCGATCGGGCTTGGAAACCCGTCGAGTTAAGTGCAACAGCGCCCCCCATCAGTACGGCAGCGGTTTTTACAGCTGCGATCCTGTTATGGCGGCTGTGCGTGGGACGCCTTCGGGCGTGCCGGTTCCTTAGCTCCCGGTTTTCCAACCTGCGCACAGCTGCCACCCATTCGCTTGGAAACGAACGTGGCCGCTCCCTCGGGTTAAGGAGTTAGACATGAGCAAAACAGATTCGCCCGCTCCCTCAGAACTAAAAACCATCGGTTTCACGCCACTCATCTACTGCTCCGATCAGGCGTTGTTCAACGTCCGCGCCGGTGTCCCCATCGTTGATGCCTTGTCGCAAGCTTCCGACCTGCTGTTCCTCGCCAAATCGTTTGCCGAGGATGCGGCCTACATAAAAGACACCGACCGCCACGCCTGGGCCGCGCATTATTTGACGGCAATGGGCAAGGCAGTGATTGATGATGTGGTGAAGGTGCTGACCCCGCGACCTGCGCGGACAAAGACCGAATCTGAAGAAGTGCTGCCTGAAAGCCAGTAAAGGCACATTCCAGCAAATCCCCTGTGGGATTTTCGTAGGTTCGGATCAAGTGCCAGACAATAAAAAGCCCCCGCTACCTTCAAGCAACGGGGGCTTTTTTGATGTGGCTTACATCTCGACCTGAGTACCCAACTCAATCACCCGGTTCAGCGGCAGGTTAAAGAACCGCAGGTTGCCGTTAGCATTTTTCAGCATGAAGGCGAACAACGCCTCGCGCCAGCGGGCCATGCCTTCGAGTTTGGAGGCGATGACCGTTTCGCGACTGAGGAAGTACGTGGTGCGCATCGGGCTGAAGTCCAGGTTATCGAGATGACACAGCTTCAGCGCCTGCGGCACGTCCGGCTCGTCGGTGAAACCAAAGTGCAGGATCACCCGGAAGAACCCTTCGCCGTAGGAATCGACCTCGAAACGTCGTTGTGGCGGGACTCGCGGGATGTCTTCGTACACCACCGTCAGCAACACCACCTGCTCGTGCAGCACCTGGTTATGCAGCAGGTTGTGCAACAGCGCGTGAGGCACGGCATCCGGGCGAGCGGTGAGGAACACAGCCGTGCCCTGGACACGATGCGGCGGTTGCACGCGGATACTGCTGATGAAGATCGGCAGCGGTAAACCGCCTTCGTCGAGACGCTCCACCAACAGTTGCTTGCCGCGTTTCCAGGTAGTCATCAGTACGAACAGCACGATACCGGCGATCACCGGGAACGCCCCGCCCTGAATGATTTTCGGCACGTTGGCGGCGAAGTAGAGTCCGTCCACCAACAGGAAGCCCAGCAACACCGGAACCGCGAGGACAGGTGGCCACTTCCACAACAGCAACATCACCGCCGACACCAGGATGGTGGTCATCAGCATTGTGCCCGTCACCGCCACACCGTAGGCCGAGGCCAGGGCACTGGAGGACTCGAACCCCAGCACCAACAGAATGACGCCAACCATCAGCGACCAGTTCACCGCGCCGATATAGATCTGGCCTTGCTCGGCACTGGAAGTGTGCTGAATCTGCATGCGTGGAATGTAGCCAAGCTGGATCGCCTGACGGGTCAGGGAGAACGCACCGGAGATGACCGCTTGCGAGGCAATCACCGTGGCCATGGTCGATAACGCCACCAACGGGATCAGCGCCCAGCTTGGCGCCAACAGATAGAACGGGTTGCGGGCAGCTTCCGGATCACCGAGCAGCAAGGCGCCCTGCCCGAAGTAGTTCAGCACCAGGGCCGGCAGCACCAGGATGAACCAGGCCCGAGCGATCGGCTTGCGACCGAAGTGGCCCATATCGGCGTACAGCGCCTCTGCACCGGTCAAGGCCAGCACCACAGCACCAAGAATCGTGATCCCCATGCCTGGGTGGTCCATGAAGAAGCGTACGCCCCACACAGGGTTTATCGCTTGCAACACTTCCGGGTGCTGGCTGATGCCATACACGCCCATTGCACCGAGTACCAGAAACCAGGTAACCATGATCGGCCCGAACAAAATGCCGATCCGCGCCGTACCGTGACGTTGAATCAGAAACAGCGCCACAAGCACCACCAGCGACAGTGGCACCACCCAATGGTCAATGCCTTCGAAAGCCAGCCCCAGCCCTTCAATCGCCGACAGTACGGAAATCGCCGGGGTGATCATGCTGTCACCATAGAACAGCGCCGCACCGATCAGCCCGCAGACCACCAGCAACGTGCGCAATTTTGCACGCCCCCCCGCTGCTCGTCGGGCCAGGGCGGTCAAGGCCATGATCCCGCCTTCGCCCTGGTTGTCGGCACGCAGCACGAACAGTATGTATTTGATCGACACGACCCAGATCAGCGACCAGAAGATCAGCGCCAGAATCCCAAGCACGCCGTCATGGTTGACGGACACGCCATAGCCACCGGAAAACACTTCTTTGAGGGTGTACAACGGGCTCGTGCCGATGTCGCCATAAACCACGCCGACCGCCGCGACCAGCATGCTGATCGGCTTCGCCGCCGAATGCCCACCGGCTATCGCCTGACTACTTGCCTGCCCCATCCATCACTCCTACTACTCAGACCTGGGCTTCTTCGAAGAAGCACTATGCTTTGTCGTGCAGCATGCACTGTTTTACTTGTTGTTACAGACGTTTTGTTGACTGTAGAAAATCGGTAAAGCGTAACGGCGCGAAGCATAGCGCAGCACTCGTCGTATTTCCCTGCATAAAGCTGGTCAAGTGCGCCTCTCATCGCTAGAATTGCGCACTTTTTGATCAGAGGCTAAGCGTCCTGCCTCGCGAATACTGCTGTTTTTTGACGGCGCCTGTTGTTGCCATGCTGCGTTGCCGCTTCTCGCCATAGCGAGCTATGACTCGGCGCGGCGCCTTGCCTGGCAACAACAGTCACTCGTCAAAAAGCAGCGTACTCACGAGGCAGGACGCCAAGCGCCCGTCTGTCGCCTTGCCGTCTTCGGCTGGAGGCGTCCCAAACACCGAGGTTAGACATGTCCACCACTCCTGCGCCAGCCAATCCAAAAGTTGGCTTCGTATCCCTGGGTTGCCCAAATGATGCTAAAAATATAGCGAGGTGAATGCAGCTCGTCTGGGATGCCGATCCCCCTATTCAGCATGCCGTGTTGACACCCTTTACCCTTAAGGGTAAATTTTCCCTGAGTCGGTAGCGCTGCCCTTAGCGGTGCAAGAGGGAACTCCTTCGCTGGCTTACCTAATTCGTTAAAGACTGTGCCACATGCACGGTTCTCATCATCAAAAGTCGAGCAGCCTGCTCGACTTTTTTTTTGCCTTCCTTTTGCTTGGGGTTGATTGGATGCACCTTCTCTACGTTGACGAATCAGGCTCGCCAAGCGATCCGGACCAGAATTTCTTTATCCTGTCCGGTGTGTCTATCTTCGAGCGGAAGACACATTGGGTTGAAACACAGCTAAATGAAATTGTCGCCAGGTTTAGCCCTGAAGACCCTTACGCTTTAGAGCTGCATGGATCGCCTATGCGATCTGGTAAAAGCGAATGGAAGCATTTTCAGAAGGAGGATCGTATTCAGGCGATCAAGGACTGTCTGTCAATCATCGCTGACTCGAAAGGAAAGATCAGACTGTTTGCTGCGGTGATCGAGCGTGGAGCGAATGGCGGTGACGATCCAATCCAAAGCTGTTTTGAACAAGTAGCCTCCCGTTTCGACATGTACCTGCGTCGACTCCATGCGCAAGGGGATCCTCAACGAGGGATTGCCATTTTCGATAAGTCAAGCACTGAAAAAAGCATTCAGAACCTTGCAAGGACTTTTAAGCACGACGGCCATTCATTCGGCAAAATAAAAAACTTTGCTGAAGTGCCGCTGTTTTTAGATTCCAAAGCGTCCAGGATGATCCAGCTTGCTGATCTGGTGGCTTTCTCAATCTACCGGCATTATCAGGCTGACGATTCGCAGTTCTACGACATCATAAAAAACTGCTTCGATAACGTCGGAGGCACCGTGCACGGCCTACATGTGCGCCGAAAACTCCAGCGTGTCGAAGCTGCCCCAACGCTAGCAACCGCGATTATTACTACAGAAATGGTCGAAACGATGCAGGTCGAAATTCGACTGCCCGATAGAGGCTGAGTCCTAACTGTGCTCCTTGCGAGCCTGTGTAACGCCTAAATGGCCGTCAACTGGCTCACAACCCACGTATTTCCTCGATAAAAGAGAAAAATGAGCAATGGATAAAATCTCGAAAGGCATGGGCACAGTCTCACAGGTGACCGCAGTATGTATAGTTCTTACATTTATCGTAGGAATGCGATGGCAAGACGGCTTTTACACTGAACTTGGCTTCCCTTGGATGAGTGGATATGCAAATTATTTAGATACCATCAAGGCGGGCATAGTAATCATTGAGTTATTTCTTCTGGCCGGAGCCGTCGGATGGTTTTCCATTTGGGGGTTGTCCAACTGGAGATATGATGCCGCGACGATGACTCTAGCTATCTTCGCTTTTATATTGGCTCCGTTTGGAGATCTCGCTGCTTCACTAATTGAACAAAACTCAACACCAGAATATTCAATCTTTAAGAGCCAGTATCAGATATGCACCACAGGCTTTATTCTCGGCGGGATAATAAAGCTTCTTTCAAACGAAAAAACCACTCCAAACTTTGAAACCAATGAGAGAAAATTCCAAATCCCAATCTATTCCTTGCTTATTTTTTGCATAGTAATGATAGGAACTTTCGACTCTCCAAAATCCCTAGGAGCCGCAGCTGCACAGAGCGCTATGCGCACTGGGTTCAGCAATTACTCTTCGGTTAAGGATGGCAAAGCAGAGCATTGGAGCATCATAGGGCAGAACCAAGGCAATTTTATTCTCGCGAGACCGCTTTACAAAAACAACACAATAGAAATTAAAGTTGCTAACAATACATCTGAGCTTGTTATCTATCCGACCACACCTATTTCTTCCGGAATTATTGACACTACAAGCACGTTAAGCAATCCGTAAAAGATGATGCAATGGTAAATCCAAGGCCTTACTGGCAAAACTATTTACATGATACCGTCCATAATTGATCGAGTTTCGTTGTGTAGCTCTGGCTCATCATCTCCCGCCGCATGCCCCAATCTGGATTGCTTGGCACACTCGCGGACCGGAGCGTACCCCTACCCCACCGTCCATTGATTTCGTCCAACACCGCCATCACCCTTGTTGCCTCAGTGGGCTGAGAAATGGCAAACAGATCATCCGTGTATTCACCCGGCTGGCAGAGATTCAGCAGCAGGACTTCCGCTTTGCTGTAACTGAAACCAGGACGGAACACGCGATCAAGAGCACCGACGGCCGCCGTCGTTAGAAGCCGAACGTCATCCGTTGGATAAGGTAGATCGACCACTACACCGTTTGCGTATTTAGCCTCATCGGGATTGAACATACCGGTGCGAATGCTGACGCGGATCTTCTTGCACAGCGACTTCTGTGCCCGGAGCTTCTCCGATGCCCGCATCATGTAGGTTGCCACGGCTTCCTTGATCGGCGGCAGCTCCTTCAGTCGTTTGCCGAACATCCGGCTGCAGCAGATCTCCTGCTTTGGCGGGTCCGGCTCGTCCAGCTCCAGGCACGGCGTGCCGGCCAACTCTCGGGCGGTTTTCTCGATCACCACGCTGAAGTTTTTTCTCAACGTCCACGGGTCGGCCTTGGCCAGATCCATGGCGGTCTTGACCCCCATGGCATCCAGGTGCATTTTCATGCGCCGGCCTACTCCCCACACCTCCGCTACATCAGTGTTGCGCAGCACCCAGTCGCGCTTGATGGGGTCGCAGATGTTCACGACGCCGCCGGTTTGCGCCTGCAGCCGCTTGGCGGTGTGGTTGGCCAGCTTGGCCAAGGTTTTGGTATGAGCGATGCCGACACCGACCGGGATGCCCGTGCAGCGTAGTACCTGGCTGCGGATCTTGCGGCCGAGGCCGTCGAGATCGTTGATGCCGTTGAGGTCGGCGAAGGCTTCGTCGATGCTGTAGACCTCGACGGCCGGCACCATAGACTCGATCAACGTCATGACGCGCTCGCTCATGTCCCCGTAAAGCGCGTAGTTCGAGGAGAACGGGACGATGCCGTGCTGCTTGAGCTTGTTCTTGATCTGAAAGTACGGCTCGCCCATTTTCACGTAGGGCTTGGCATCGTAGCTGCGGGCGATGACGCAGCCGTCGTTGTTCGAAAGCACCACGATGGGCACCTTGGCAAGGTCAGGGCGGAACACGCGTTCGCAACTGGCGTAGAAGCTGTTGCAATCGATTAGGCCGAACACCGGCGTTACTTTAGACATGGCTGCGCACGCTGCCGATGATTACGCCCCAGATGGCCAGCTCATCCCCTTCCAGCACATAGCGTGGTGGATACTTGGGGTTCTCCGACAAAAGGATCACATCCTTTCCGCGGATGCATAGTCGTTTGCACAGCGGATCGTTGTTCAGCAGCGCCACGACGATGTGACCATGGGCCGGCTCCAGCGAACGATCTACGACCGCCAGGTCCCCGTCAAAGATGCCCGCACCCTGCATGCTCTCCCCGGTAATTTTCACCAGGTAGACATGCGGGGCGCGGATGTTCAGCACCTCATCTAGGGAGATGTGTGCCTCAATGTGATCCGCTGCCGGCGAAGGAAACCCAGCCGGTACTTGGAACAGACAAAGAGGCAGTTTCCGGCCGACCTCTGCAATACAACCTAAAATTGAATAGCTCATGACGCACGACTTCCGACACTGTACGAATGTACAGTTAACTTTCAGAAGTGCTTGCGGTCAATTTTTGTAGGAGATATCTGATAGGCGGGCGAGCTATGTGCGGACGACTTTCACAATACGACGGCATTCACGACTTTGTGGCGGCGCTGAGCATGCCCAACGCGCTAGTCAATCACACGGGCGACCAACCCTTCGAACGCTACAACGCAGCTCCCACCACCCAGTTGGCGATTTTCCATCAAGAAGGTCAGTACCTGCACGCCGACATGGTCCGTTGGGGATGGCGTCCACACTGGGCGAAGGATCGCGCCGCGCCGATCAACGCTCGGGTAGAGAAAGTCGCACATGGCCCCTTCTTCCGGGCAATCTGGCCGCACCGGGCGATCATTGCGATTAACAATTGGTTTGAATGGGTGGATGAAGGCGGACCCAAGAAGCAGCCCTACTTGATTCGCCGGCGAGACCGGGCGCCGATTCTTTGCGCCGCGATTGGGCAGTATCCCAATGCAGAACATCCACCTGGCGAACACGACGGCTTTGTAATCATTACCGCTGACAGTGCTGGCGGTATGGTGGACATCCACGACCGTCGTCCTGTGACACTATCGCCGGAATTGGCTCGCGAATGGCTGGACCCGGCTACGCCAAAAGATCGCGCCGAACAGATCGCACTGCTGCAGGGTGAGCCCACCGAGGCGTTCGAGTGGTTCAAGGTCGACCGAGCCATTGGCAATGTGCGCAATCAAGGGAGGGACTTGCTAAACCCTAAAGAGGAATAGCGTTTACAGGTACTTTCGAACTCTCCCAGCTACTCAACCATTTCTTATTTCGTTATTTCGTTATTTCGTTATTTCGTTAATTCGTTAGCCCACCACTTAATAAATATCCTTCCGATATCCTTTGGATATACATTGAGTACCCTTTAGATATTCAGATTTGCAAAACCGCTAGCGCACGGGGTGAAGATAGCGTCTCCCATACACCTATTGCCCTATGACAGGGTGTCCATATACACCCATTGCCCAAGACCAAAGTTCCCCTATACACCCATTGCCCTACGACGCGCTCCATTGCCTGCGTGACGAGTTGATACTTGACGAGACGCAACAATTAAAATTAAGGTGCCAGCCAACAAACTTACAGCTGCAACATCGAACGCCGCTTTTTAGCGCCGCGACCTTACTTACCTTACGAGAAGCCAATGAAAAACATTAGCTATGCGCGTCTGTGCCTAATTTTCGCAATTGAGTTAATTCGACTGATACAGCTTCTCGTTAAGAAAATCCCATGGTGACAATTAAAACAATCCTCCCAACGATTCTGGCGCCCAGTTCATGATCACCAGCTCGCCGCTCACCTCGGCTTTGCCTTGGCGCTGATTGGCAGTGGTGTAACGAATGTCCAAGGTCTCGAAGTGGAAGCCTTTGAATACGCGGCGGATGTCGGGATGATCGTTGATGCTGACCATCACCCTACCTTTGCAACGGCGCATGAAGTCGGCCATCCGTTCATAGTTCTCAAACGGAAAGTCCACGCCATAACCAGCGGTCTGCCAGTACGGCGGATCCATGTAGTGGAAGGTGTGGGCACGGTCGTAGCGTTCTGCGCATTCAAGCCATGGGAGATTTTCGACGTAGGTGCCGGACAGGCGCTGCCACGCAGCCGAGAGGTTTTCCTCGATGCGCAGCAGGTTGATGGCCGGTGCGGTGGTCGCCGTGCCGAACGTCTGACCGGAGACCTTGCCGGCGAAGGCATGATGCTGCAGATAGAAGAATCGGGCGGCGCGCTGGATGTCGGTGAGGGTTTCGGGGCGGGTCATTTTCTGCCATTCGAACACCTGTCGCGAACTGAGCGCCCATTTGAACTGGCGCACAAATTCTTCGAGGTGGTTCTGCACGACGCGGTAAAGCGTGACCAGGTCGCCGTTGATATCGTTGAGAACTTCGACCGGCGATGGCTGGGGCTTCATGAAGTACAGCGCGGCACCGCCGGCAAAGACTTCAACGTAGCATTCGTGTGGCGGAAAAAGCGGAATGAGGCGGTCGGCCAGGCGGCGTTTGCCGCCCATCCATGGGATGATGGGTGTAGACATTGATAGCAAGACCTTTACTGTATGGATAAACAGGTGCTAGGCTCGCCGCGCTTTGTGCACGGAGCAAGAGCCTTGGCTGGACTTGCAGGGACAATCTGCAGGGACGGCGGTCGGTCTGGATGTTGACGCATCCGGACCGGCCGCTCTTTTTCACTTCGGTGTTGAGACTTCTTTGGCGTATGCCTGACAGGCCGCGAGGGCAATCAGCCCCCGGTCGCCGTCATCGGTGACGCCGATAATTCGTTGAGCATGCGCTGGGTCAAGTTCGGCTCTTGTGGGGCCATGAACCACGCCGCCGGTGGCGGTGGCGGCTGACACCGATCCGTTGCCGGCGCCGTTGGTGGCGTCGAGTAGGACTGACAGGCGCAGATCAGCAGTGGCAAGGCGGTCGCGCAGGCGACCTTGATCACGTTGGACATCGCTCAAGGCTCGGTAATGGGTTTGTTCACTGGTTGCCAGGCGCTGCTCGAGCGCGAGGCGTTCGTCTTGTTCGTCACGCTGCTGCGCGGCCGAGGCCAGGGCCAGTTGATTGAGGGTTTCGGTGTGGAGGCGGGCCTGCTCTGCGAGCTGTTTGCCGTAGCGCCAATCCTGCAATTGCCAGGTAATGGACGCAGAACCACCGGCCAAGACGATCAGCACCAAGCCCTTGGCCACTAACCGATACGGTGCAGGGATCAGTTCGCCGAGACGCATAGCACCGCCCTCGCCCGCCCCCACAACTCCAGCCGATCCTGCAGGCCATTGAGGCCGCCGTTGATCCTGCGGGTGATCGTGTTGAACTCGTTTTGATCGGCCAGTGCGTTCAGCCCATTCACTGACCAGAACCACGCGGCCGATTCAGCGGCCCACTGCGGCAGCTCCAGCAGTTCAGGGGTGCGCAGCAATCGCTCGTCGCCGAACAGCGCGAGGCTGCAGCGCAGGTAGTTGTCGTGGCCGGTGACCTGGATCAGTCCGCGACCGCGATAACGCTGGCCATCGCCGTCCGCTGCCGGGGTGTTGCCCAGTTTCGCGGCCAGGGCACCGGTGTCGTATTTGCTCAGGTATTGATCGCCGCCCAGCTCCCGCACGTACTGCAGCTGACCTGACTCGTATCCGATTTGAGCCAAGAACGCGGCTTGGCGTTTCGGGGTGTTGATCTGCCGGCGGGCCATGGCTGCGTTGAGCGCGGATACAAAAACGCCCGCTTGGCGGCGGGCGTTGGGCATGATGGATTGCAGTTGCTGTTCGGTCAGTGACATCGATGTCTCCTTGATTTGTGAGGATGCGCCGCTATTGCTAGAGCTGAACGACCTTCAGATCCTTTGCCGCTTTTTTCTTCTTGCCCTTGGCTTTGGCTTTACCCTTCTTGCCGCCGTTGCACTCGACCGTCGTGCTCCAGCCGGACTGGGTGAACACTTGCTCCACCGAATCAACCAGGTACTCGCCATCGAGGCCGACCTTGAAACCTTGGGCATTGATCGAGCGTTCGGCGAACAGGTCGGTACGTCCGGGCATTTCCAGCCGGACACCGGCGGTGGAGCGGTTGAACGCAGTGAGGCGTGCCTGGGCTGCCGCTTCGGCGGCTGATTTGTTCGGGTAGATGTGGCGGTCGGTATGCACCGGCGGCAAACCGTCCGGCGATTCGTCGTTGTCGAGGGTGACCACGGCGAGCTTGCCGGTCTTTTTGTCTTGGTGCTTGGCCGACACGGCCTTGTGCGTGTTGCGGTCACCGAGCCGAAACTGGAAGCGACTGACGTCGCGCCGCTGGATCGGTACAACGCCGAAGCTCTTACCCGAGGCGCTCTGCCCGGCCTGGCGTGGCATCACCAGAAGCTTTCCGTCAGCGACCTTGGCCGTGCAGTCGTGATGCTTTGCCAGACGGGTGATGAAGTTGAAATCCGATTCATTGAGCTGATCGGCACGCGGCACCTTGGTTTGCACCGGGCACACCGGTTGCCAGCCATTGCGTGCAGCGACGTCGGCCACAATTCGTGACAACGGTACGTTTTCCCAACTACCGCTGCGGATCGTTTTGCCACTGCCGCGCATGTCGCTGGCCTTGCCGGTGATCACCAGCGTATCCGGCGGGCCGGATAACTCGATCTCGTCGACGACATAGCGGCCGATGCGTGTCAGCGACGTTTCAGCGTAACCCAAAAAGATCTCGATGCTGGCCCCGCGAGGGGGCAGCACTACCGCGCCATCGCGGTCATCAATGCGCAGCTCGAACTCATCGGATTCCATGCCGGGCTTGTCGGTGGTTTTCAGCTGCAGCAGCCGGTCATTGATTAGCGCGGTGATGTCGGCACCATCGGCCACCACGCGAAAGGCTGGAGTCATTTGTGCTGTCCATAAAAAAGCCCGCACAAGGCGGGCTGAGTTGATGACGTTGTCTGCAGACGAAGCGTTGCAGATCAATCGATTTTGATAATCACCAAGCTGTCTTCTCGCACGGCAATGCAGCTGTGGCATACCGGGCAGGCGAACACATCCGTCTTGGGGTCGACAGGGAGCAACTTGGTGCAGGCCGGGCAGCTCCCCTCTAAGAAGGTTTCACGAAACCCGAAGGTTTTGTAGAGGATCGCGAACGCCATTCCCAAGGCCAGAAACCAGCCGAGCACAGGGATGAAACACAGGAGGATTGCGCCGATGGTTCCGAAAATTATCCAGTTCAGGCGATAGTTGAGTTCCCCCCAAAGGCTCCGTTTTACTTTCCTTAACTCTGTCGATCTTTCCATAAAGGGTCTCTCACGCCTTGCAAAAAAAGGCGAGTCTATCGGCGCCTGAAATCAACGGCAAATTGACATCAGCGACTTATGCCCGATTACTCCCACAACATTACCCCATCATTACTGGGTGCTGGCAGATCCGGGAACTCGATTACGATGCCGGCGCGGTAAGGTTGCACCTCATCGGCCAAGCCCTGATTGGCACCGAGCACCGCCTCAACCGTGCCCTCAAGATGCCCATAGGCGTGGTAACACAGGGTGTCCAGCAGATCCCCATCAGACGTTCTGCAGGTCGTCGCCATAACGCACAAACTCCAAAGTAAACGCCTGCTTGCGCGGGATCCCGCCCTGCAGCAGCGCGCTCTGTTCTTCTTCAACGCTCTTCAGGCACCAGGTGCCGAGCACGTCGCCATAGCCGGTGGTCAAGGTCAGCGGCTTGAGTTGGGCACCGAGGCTGCGCAGAGTGTCCAGTTGTTTGATCCCGCCTTTGAAGCCGGGAAAGATCGCGCCCTTGAGCGTGATCTTTTCCTCACCGATACCGACCGCTTGTTGTGCCGGCCGACGGGTGAGTCGCTCCTGCGAAGCCCATCTAAACTCAGTCGAGCGCCGCAGTTCATCAAAGGCTGCGGTGTCCAGATTGAAGTAGTAGGGCTGTGCCTGCGGATCCTGTGGTTGCACGATCAGTAGATGCGGGAACGGCTTCACCGTTTCCGGCAATGGGGTGGCATCACCACCCAGCGAACCGGTCGGGACGATGTTGGCCAGCGACGGGCTGACCTTGCCGGCGACCTTGTTGATTGCGGTGGACGCCCGGGCGGCCTGTTCCTTCAGCTCGCCCATGCGCTCATCGATCTGCGATACGGCACGCGTAGCTTTGTTGTACGTGGCCACCACCTGGCCGACCTTGGCCTGAGCCGCGTTGACGCCGCGCATGACACGCTGCAGCTTTGCTCCAATCGCCGGACCGACAAAGGGAATCCCTTCCAGCTCCGAGGCCGCGCCGCTGATCTCGCTGATGGCACCGTTGACTGGCCCCATCATGCCGTCGAGGCTGCGCCGACCGCTCTCTCCTGCTGCCGCCAGATTTTTCAATCCCGACTGCAGCTGTTCCATGTAGGCCATTGGCCCTCCTCGTTACACATGCGGTTCATCGAACAGCGAGCGGTTTTGCAATTGCTGCGTGGACTGACGCCACTGCTGATCGATGTAGGGTTGTAGCTCTCGCGCCAGCTGCGCCGGGTCCTTCACATCGCCCTGCACGGTGACATGCAGAGGTGCCTGAATATCGAACCGTTGCTCGACCTTGGTCGACTGAGGTTTCGCAGCAGCAGGCGGTGCGAGCATCGCCGGTACCGCTGGAGATACCGGCTGACTCAGTGCTCGCGTGACGTCTCCCAATGCTGTTGCAGCCGACTCACGCTCAGGCAGCAGTGGCCTGGAAACAGGCGGCGCTGGAACGAGTGGAGGCAGCACTTGCGTAGGCTTGGTACTGTCGTGAGCTGCTTGAGGCACAAGCGCCGCTCCAGTCAGCAGCGGCAACATTTTAGGTTGCGGCTGAACCATATCTTTGACAACCGGTACCGGCGCGAATGAATGGGCGATATCGCCCATCACTGGCGGGATGTTTTGCCCAGCATTGACCATCATCAGTGGGCCGGCGTCCGGCACTTTCTTGAGTGAGTCTGGGGTTCCGAACATCTCTTTGCCCGCAAAGCCGCCGAGTGCGTCGCCGCCCATGTACCCGAGATAACCACCGATCAAACCGCCGACGATGTTGCCAATGATCGGCACCGCCGTACCGATGGCCGCACCAGCAGCGGCGCCGGCCAACGTGCCGGCCAAACCACCTGCAGCCTTTCCATAGCCTTCGGCTTTTTCATCCTGCGTCTCGGCGTTCTCATAGGTGTCATAAGCCTGATAACCCGCCTGCGCGACTGCAAGGATTGCTGGGCCTTTCATGCCGCCCACGATCTTGGCACCCCGCCCACCACCTCCTCCTCTCCCGCCGCCTTTACCCCCCTTGCCTTTCTTACCTTCTCCACCGACATCAAGATCACCGCCATTTAGCCCACCACCAGCACCAGGCAGGTTGGTGACAATGACTTTTTGCGGAATGTTCGGGTTGCCCATCAAGGTGCCGCGCCCGATATTCATCAAGCCCTTACCCATCTTGAATGCGCTGACAGCCCCCTTGAGCGCGACTAGGCCTGCCACAGCGGTGCCGATGGCCGTCACCAAACGTGGCGACTCATCGGACAGGCCTGCGAGCTGACGACTGACATTGGTAATGCCCTCCGCCACCGCATCAGTGACCGGGCGAATCGCATCACCGATGCTGCGCATGGCATCGTCCATGGACTGGGCCATCTCGGACCATTTTTGCGCCGAGGTTTGCCGGCGCTCGGCCAGGTTCTTATCGAGGATCCCGGTCGCCCCGGCGGAATCTTTTTTCAACTGCTCATACAGATCCTTGTTCTGCATGTACGCGGTCAGCGCGGCCTTGACCTGCATATCGGCGAACAGGTCACCGGTGCGTAAAGCCTCCTCCAGAGACTTCATCATGGCCTTGGCTTTCTCGGGGTCAGCCTCTTTGCTAATCGCGGCTGTGGCCTTGGCCATCTCGGCGGCCCGCTTCGGATCGGTCGCTTCGATGTACTTCTGTGCCAGAGCGAAACTGGATTCCAAGGTGGATTTGCCGTTCTGCAAACCGGTCTGCATCGACCCCTTATAGTCGATCCCAGCCTTCTGGTAAGCCTTGACCGTTTCACCAGAGCCAATTTTCTCCATCCAGTTCTTGAGGTTGTTCGCCGCCTCGTCCGAACCACCGGCCGTTTTCATTTGCACCTGCAGCATCGCGCCCAGTTGCGTTACCGAATCCATGCCGGTGATACCCAGTTTGCCCATGCCGGCCAGCAACTCAGGAAACCACTTGGCCATGTCGACGGCTTCAAAACTGCCCGCCTGGCCCTGGTAGGCGATAGCCTCCAGCGCCTGCTGCATCACCTTGGGGTCAGTGATCTTGGCGTTCTGGCCCAAGGCGTTGATCATCTTCGCCGTTTCCGTGCCATCCGATCCCTGCCCCACAGCGAACTTGGCCGCCGTCGGCGCATAGGACAGCGCCTTGTCCAACTCCATACCGGCACCAACCAGGGCGTTGACCACCTCGGCCACCTGATTGCGCGCCATGCCTGTATCGCGTGAGGTGTCGATCACAGTCTTGGACAGCTGTGCCTCTTCCGGCGAGTTGGCAATATTGGCCTTGATCGCGATGTCACGAATGATCGCGCCGTAATCCGCGCTGACCTTGGTAGGAATCGCTACGGCGGCAGTCAGTGCACCGGCCTGACCGAGGGTGCTTTTCATCCCCTGCCGACCTTCGTCCAGTTGCCGGTGGCCGAGCGCCTTGAGTTCAGCACCGGCCGCAACGCGCCCCATCGTGGCGTAGGCCTTACTCAGCCGCCCGACCTCGACGCCCTGTTTCTTGAGAAGGTCGAGGTTCTTTTCGTATTTGGACAACAGCTTGTCGGCACCGGCGGCGCCAGTTGCGTGCGCCTTGCGCCATTCCTCACGCAGACGCATGGTGTCGCCGATGGTGTTCTGCAGCACCCGGGCTTTACTGCCGACCGTGTCCAGGTGCTTGATCTTGCTTTCGACGTCCTTGAACGCTTTGCCCACCGTAGGATCGACGGCGCCGCCGATGACAAAGCCGAGTGCGAGGTTCTTCGCCATGTGCATATCCCTGGGATCGAGGATGATTGGAAATGGCTCAATCCGTGAGCCACCACACAATGTCGTTGAAGGGCATGGCCATGATCTCGGCAGCCGAAAAACCGGTCTCCTTGGCCAGACGCTTGGCCAGCCCCTTCAACGTTGGTCCATCAAACCTCGTCGTCTTGGACCAGACGAAAATAGCCTTTTTGCAGGCGCATGTAGTCGACCAGCTTGAGGGCCATCAGATCCTGTTCCGGGGTCTGCGTCAGCGAGGAGAACAGCGACATTTCGCGCTTTTCTTCATCGCCGTTGCAGGTCGCTTGCGCGGCTCGAATATCTCGCACGCACGGCGCACGGATGGTCAGCGTGTCGACCAGCACACCCGACAGTTCGGTGGGGTGTCGCAGTGAGATGCGAAAGCCTTCCTCGGTCAGTTGCAGCCAGCTTGGCAGTGGTTTTTCTTGAGTGGCTTGATTCGTTTGCGTCATTTCATCGTGTCCTTAAAGGCCGAGGGCCGAACGTTCGTCAGCGAGCTGGTCGACGCCGTCGACGACCAGGACCATCCCCAGCATGTCGATCTCGTAAACCACCCGACCGGCAACTTCGAGTTTGTAGTAGGTCAGTGCCATGTTGTGTTTGGTCTCGGCCTTGTCGCCGGGCTTCCAGTCGCCCATGTCGACTTCCTTGATACCGCCACGCATGGTGACGATGACTGGGGTGACCTTACCCTTCAGGCCTTTAAATGAGCCTCGGAACACCGCACTACAGGCGGTGCGGTCAGACAGGCCGAAAAACTTCAGCGCTTCGCGGCGCACACCGTTGGTGGTGAAACCGGCTTCGAGCTTTTCCACGCCGGTCGGGATCTCGACCTCGCCGGCCATGCCGCCGCCTCGGTAGGCTTCGGTTTTCAGGACCACCTTGGGCAAAGTGAGGCTCGGCATTTCACCGGCAAAACTGACGCCGTCGATAAACCCGGCGCAGTTGGAGAGAACTTCAGGAATCATCAGGGTGCCTCCTTAGGCAGGTTCAAGCACTTCGGTCATCCACTCGTTGGTGACCTCGAAAAGGAAGTTCGGGTTTTCAGCCGGCGGTACGTCGGTGAAGCGGATCCGCCAGTACACCTTGCCCTGCTCGATCTGGCTGGCCGTGTTCAATTCGTGATCCGGGAACACCTCGAAGTTGATCACCGCGCCTTGATTTTTCAGGTCGCGCATGAACGCTTCCAGGCCGTCGGTGACGTCCTTGACGTAGGTCTTGGTGATCGAGCGGTCGACCGCCCATTTGTGGCCGGCCTGTACCGCATCCATGAGGATGAACAACGTGCGCACGCGGGTGACGAATGCCCATTTCGGATCACTCGACAGCGTGCGGTTGCCCCAGAGACGGAAACCATCGTCACGAATGACGGTGGTGATGTTCGCGTTGTTGAGCAGGTTGGCTCGGCAGGTCTCATCGCCGTCGAGGTACTCGACCGCACGGGTGGTACCGGTGATGCCGGTGAACTCTTTGTTCGACGGCGAAGCCCAGAAGCCGTAAGTGGCATCCGTCCAGGCAAACAGGCCGGCAGTCCAGGCAGAACCAGGCGCGTCCACCGTCTTGCTTTCGCCGGTGTCCCAGAACTGCACACCGGGGTCGACCATGAACAGATTGCGACTGCCGAAGTTTTTCGCGTAGGCCATGGCGGCCTCGTCGGTGGTACATGGCCCGTCGATGATCCCGATAGCCCGCAGCTTTTGCGCCAGGCTATCCATGGCCGTGGCCACTGCTTGCGTAGCCGAATGGCCGGGGGCGATCAGCAATCGCGGCTGGGCGTTGAACAGGCTCTTACCATCGAGCAGCGCCTGCAGGCCAGTACGCTGACCGGACGCCAACTCACCCCCGATGATGGCCGAGATCTGCAGCGCCGGGTCGTCCATCTTCGGCACACCGATGGCGACGATTACTGCCTTGGCCTTGGCGTAAATCGCCTTGCAGGCCTTGGTGATCGCTGAATCGGCGCCGAACGCTGCAATGGCTTCACGTTCGGTGGTGATCAGCTTGAGTTCGCCGGCCTTGGCCGTACCGCCACCCACCAAGCCAGGGCTAAAGGTGTCGCACAGGCCGATGATCGACGAGGACGGCAGCGAGATAGTGCGTGCGCCGGTATCGACCGAGGTGGTCGTGACGCCGTGAAAGAAACTCATAAGGCTCGTTCTCCAAAAACGAAAAAGCCCCGCATAAGCGAGGCTGTGAGGGGGGTTCGTATTACGCGTAACGGAAAAGAAAACGCCCCGTCAGTGCGGGGCGATTATTGAGGCGGCTCGGTCAACCACAGCGGCGCAATCGGTCGATGCTCGGCGAATGGGAATTGCGAGCCTTGCGGCCAGTCGCGCAACTGGCGGCGGTAAGCCTGCAGCTCCGCGTACTGCTCAGCCGTGATCGAGGTCGGGCCGCCCTCCTCGATCTCGTCGCGGTGCCGGGAGACCAGCGGATCGGTCAGCGCCAGTTGCGCGTCACGCCAAGCCCGTTCGACCGCCGCCAGCTCGTCAGCAGCAAGCGGCGGCGGATCGATCAACACCGGCTGACCATCAGGCCGGGACGACATTTTTTTTGGACTGGTCGCAAGCTCCGCAAGCAGTTGACGCCAAGTGCTCGCCGCGACCTGTACAACATCCTCCGGCATATCAGAACCATGCACGGCATACGTGTAAGCACCACACGTTGTCGGACTGAAAAACACAACATCATCCATCATCAATCCCCCGAGGCCCGCCAGTAGACAGTCCAGCCTGCCTGAACAGCGCCGCTTTGATTTTGAAAACGAAGGGTGCACCCTGACTTGGTCAGCGAGCCAAAGACGACACACCCCATGACTCCCGCCGTTCCCGTATGAAAAGCGATAACGCTCCGGGCAGCATTAGGAAACGCCGTCTGGAACGTCACATAGATATTGCCGCTCGCATCTGTAGACCCCGTTCCCCATTGATCGATAAAGCCCGATGGCAGCTTTTGATAGCCGCTGCCGCCCCAAGAGCTACCGAACTCAGGTGCATACTTCAAAGCAGACATACCGCTTTCAACGACCCACTGCCCATTGCCTGCGGTGATCACAATGGTGGACAGGGACTGAAGGGTTACAGAGGTCATGGAATTAACGGACATCGCGCTAATAACGTCCGTACCCTGCCGAGCGACGGTGACCACACCCGGCGTCGTGTTGAACAGAAAGAAATTGGTGCCCGTCGGCACCGAAGCAACAGGCGGCAGGGTCAGCGTCCCTGACGCCGCCAGCACAATACGGCAGCCAGCGGCCGAGGCACTGAGCGTTGCGGGCAATGCTCCAATATCCACACGCCCGGCAAAATTCCCCTGCGCCCGCTGCGCAAATTCCGTCGTCGCCAGCGCCTTGCCATTATCGAACAGTGGTTGCGTCAACCAGTTCGCACCAGAAAATACCGCCGAATATTTGAGCGAAACAGATCCGCCGCGCAAACGCCACTCGCCAGTTACTTTAACGAAATAAGCGTTATCCCCTGCCCCCAGGACAACTGGAACAACGAGGCCGCTTTGCGCTGTCAGCACATCAGAGCCTGAAGGCAGCATGGTTACCACCCCGCCGCCACCAGCATTGACTACCTCAATCGTTGCGCCATGCGGCACGCCCGCCGTAGGTGGCAACGTCACATTGATCGGCGTGGCGGAGGACGCGCTAACCACCCCACCGATACTGGCACTGGTTAGAGCCGTACTGACTCCGATTGAGCCCAAACCGGAATACTCAACCCCCGCTCGCTTTACAAACTCAGTCGTCGCCAGCGACTTGCTGCTATCGAACTGTGCCGGCGTCGGGGCTGTTGGGTTGCCGGCGAAACTCGGCGACAACAGTCGGGCGAATCCGTCGGTGATGTCCTTGAACGTCAGCGCCGTGGCGCCCACGACAATCGGGCCGTCAGTCACCAGTTGCCAGATCGTGTCGGCCTGCGTCGCACCGGCTTCGACCGCCACCGTCAGGTTGGGCGTCACCTTGGCATTACTGTCGGCATCCTTGGCCCGCACCCAGGCACCCACCGCCACCACATACGGCCCGTTATCCTTGGCGGCCGCCTGATTCTTCACCAGCACCCGATCACCGGCGGCCAGCGCGACACCGTCAATCGTCTGCAGACCGACCAGACTGATGTTGGCCGTAGTAGCGGCGCGCACCGACTGCTTGATGTCGAGTTTGCTCAGCTCTTCGAGAATGCGCGAATCGACGTATTCACGCGTCGCCAGCACCACGGCCGGGTCGATCTTGAGGGTGATGTTGCCCGTGCTGCTGACCACGAAGTTCATCCGCACCACTTGCGTGCGGCCGGAGCCTTGCGACAGCAGCGGCTTGAAGCTCGGCGCGCAGTTGGCCACCGCCACCAGATCCCCGTCCGCGTCGTAGAGGCCGATTTCGCGAATCCACTTACCGCCCTCGTCGGCCGGAATGATTTGCTCCGCGATGATCACCGCCGGGTTGACCGGGTCAACGCGAAGCTGATTCAACGGTTTGCGGCGCCACTCGCTGAGCAGCTTGGTCTGAGTGGCCGCCGGCACTGGATTAGGCGGGTCGGCCAACCCTCCCGGGTTGGCATCGCCAACCCCCATTTCGGTGATTTTCCAGGCAACGCCGAGCGCGTCGGCGTTCGCCTGTTTGGCCATCCCCACGTTCGTGAGGATCGCGAAAAACTGCGAATTCGCATCAATCATAGTAAACGTCCAGAGTGTCTATGGTGTGTTCGCGGCCGACCACGCCAATGCTTCCGGTGACCTCAATGTCACGCATGACGGGCGGGTAAACGTCGATTTCGTCGCCGTCGTATAGGGTCACGGCAATGTCTAAATTGCCTTGGGTTTCCAGGCTGATGGCCAAGCCGGTAAGTTGTCGGCTGACGGGCTTGGCGTCGTCGATTAAGCGTTCAAGTTCGAGATACATTTCCTCGGTGATGCCGGTGTCGAGCACCCCCACCTTCAGCGCGAAGGTGCCCGGCACGCCCTGCGGCACGGTGTTGAACCATTCGACGATCTCGATCAGGTAGCCCAGCGGCTCAACCACTCGACGCAAAGCGCCGATGGTGCCCTTGTGCTTGTGGATGAAGAACGACGCCTTGATGGCGGCACGCTTGACCGACTCCGACCACGCCGGATCCCAGCGGTCGACCGACCAGGCCCAGGCCAGATGCGGCAGCAGGTGCACCGGACAGGTGTCGGGGTTGTACAAGGTGCGCAGCGGAATCAACGTGTTTTCGGCGAACGTCGCCTCGATACCCCGCTCCAGGGGAGTGCTGTTGAGCGGCAAGAGACTGCGCATATCAACCTCCCAGCACGACGGAATAACCGGTGCAGTACGCCGCCTGCGCCTTGGTCGGTTTGAGATCCAGCCAGTCCGTCAGCTCCACGCGGGCCACGCCGGCAACGTGCAGCTGCGCATCGATGCCAGAACGCGCCACTTCGACGCCCAACCGGCGGCGTGGATTGATCCAGGCCTCAAGCCGCTTGATCGCCTCGGTAAGCGCGGCGTCGTTCTCCGGGCCAGCACCTTTCATGTGCAGCACGGCGTCTACGCGGTAGCGCAGGATCTGCGCGCCGCGCACGGTGACGCGGTCCCCCACCGGGCGCACGTCGTCGTCATTCACCGCCGTGGCGACCAGCTCCAACAGTTCAGGACTGGCCGTGCCGTCACCCTCAAGGCCCAACACCGTGACATCCACACAGGCCGGTGATGGGCTTTCTGCCGTGGCATCAGCCACCAGCGCCGAAGCATTGCGCGCATGCAAGATGTAGCTGTTACGCGGCCCTGCCGTGGTCAGACCTTCGTATGCCAATTGCACACGCTCGCGCAGAGCGTCGTGTGATTCCATCACCGCCTCAACCGGTGGCACCGCGAGCGGGTCGGCGGGCTGAATCACCAGGCGCTTGAGATTGACGTTGGCCGCGAGGTGATCCAGATCGGCGCCCGTGGCGTAGGCCAGCAGTTGCGATTTGGCCGCGTCGTTGACCCGTGCCCGGTTGCCGAGCTTGATATAGCTCCCAACCTCAAGCAGCTTGGTTACCGGATCGCTCTCAAGCGAGGCCGTCCAGTTACCCCCCATGTGGCCGCGAAACACGTCGAGTGCCTCGCCATACACTTCTTCAAAATCCAGCGGTTCCAGCACGTCCGGTGCCGGCAGCTCCGACAGATCCACCAGGGTACTCATACCCACACCTCCAACGTGCCGCGCACACCGAGGTATTCGCCGCTGACTTGTATGTTGATTTTGCCGCCCAGTACGGACAGCACGCGCACCCGTTCCAGCTTCAAACGTGGCTCCCACCGGCCAAGTGCCCGGGCGGCTTCAGCCTGCACGGCGCTTTTCCAGCCCTCGTTGACAGGCAGGTCGACCATGCGCCGCAGTTTGCTGCCGTACTCGGGACGCTCACGGCGACTCACCAATGGCGTGCCGAGGATGTCCCCGACGGACTGGCGTAAATGCTCGATGCCGGAGATGGGTTGCCCGGTGTGGCGATCCATTCCGATCATCAGGTTTACTCCTTGAGTTGCTCGAACTCGGCATGGGCTTTGAGCGTTTTCAGCGCCACATCGTCGGCGCTATCGACCGTGACCTTGTTTTTCGCCACCGCGAGCGTGCGGCCGTCCGGCAGGACGACAGTGCGAGAGGTGTAGAGCATGTCGCGAAAAGTCACCACAGAGGGCGTGAGCACCGGGCTGACTGGGAAGGACTCAGATGCAGTTGAATCATCTTGATGTTTGGCCATGAGAACTCCAGGCATGAAAAAGCCCGCACGCGGCGGGCTGAATAGATGTTGAATTAGTGTTTGTGATGATTGTCACTTTGACCGGTGGCCAGAATGTCGGCATCGCTGGTGATGCTTTGGGTGGCGTGCAGCGGGCCGTCGATGTTGACCTGGCCTTTGATGTTCACAACGCCCTCCAGATCGATCGTTCCGGACTTCACGGCGACGGTGTTGTCGGTGACTTCGGCCAGAGTTGATCCGACCTTGATCGTGACCGTACCGCTCGGCACACTGACGGTGTAGCTGCTCGTCTGCCAGTCGTAGACCAGAGATCCGCCATCGTCAAAACGCCAGACTTCGACGTGATCGCGATTGTCCGGCGGCGCGCCGCCATTGCCATAAAGTCCGGGAATGAATGTGCCCTGCGCCACCTCGCCACTGGCACTGATCAGGGTGCCCTGCTCGTTGATGCTCGGCGCCCGCCAGTGCCGTGCCTTGCCGGCGGCGACGCTGTGCCAGCGCACCCAGCCACTGACCCATTCACCGTCGGACACCCGGCACACCGGTGGTGACGCGGCGAGATCCAGCGCGACCACGTAACAGTCCTTGACCAGGCCGGCGAGCATGCGGTCATGCTGGGCGCTGACGTAGCCGCTCATGACAGATTCTCCGGAGCAAAATACTTCTCCTTGTTGGCCAGGCCAGTGTCTGGCTCAACGCCGAATAGCAGCGTGCCTGGTGGCTGATCAGGCCACGGCCATTGCGCTTCGCCGAGGTAAATCTGCTGCGTCCATTCCACAACCCAGACTGTGTAGCCGTCCAGCTCGGGCTTGGTCCAGTCCGGCATAGCCTGAACAAACTCGGCCGGTTCGACCTCGATACCCCAGGACTGCATCCGCAGTAACACAGCCAATTGCCCGACGATAAACACTGCTTGCTGGTGGTGATCGGGCTGGATCGGGTCGGTAATCACCCGCGCTTCGAACTTGCACGACAGGCCCGTCTCACCGGTTCCAGGGTCGATGCCTGGCTCCATCTCTGCCAGTTCGACCAGCACCGCTGGCAGTGGAATACTGCTTTCGATGATGGGCCAAGTCGCGACGATCTGAAGGTCCGGCAAATGATCCTGAATGCGCCGCTCAATGGCTTGATACAACTGCTCAAGACTGAACGGCTCGTCGACTTCATCCGTCACGTCATTTCCCCTTCAAGTGCTTCTGCACTTCAAAATTGAGTTCCTGCTGCAGGACATGCACCAACTGTTCGTCAGCCTTGCGAATCCAGCTTTCGAAGTGTGGCCGGGCCTGCTCGAGCGATACCTTGGCTTTCGCCAACGGAAAACGGCTACCGTGTTCGGCGATCCAGCCTGAACTGGCGCCACCCGCCCCGCTGACATCACTGTCGGGGTAGTCACTGGCGTCGAAATGCTTGCTCGCTGTGCGGATCCAGACGTCCGCGCTGTTGCCGTAGACCTTCTTGAAGAACGCGCCCTGAAAGCGTCGACCGGCCACGGACACACCGGACCGACTCTGCCGAGGGCGACCAATGCGACTGGCCTCCATGGCATTGAGGCCGAACCACAATTTGCCGCTGTTCGCCCCACCGCTGACCGGATAGGCCCGCAGTCGCTGACGCACAGCAGCGACCGCAATGCGTTCCTGCCGGCCGACGGCGCGGGCGATTTGTGTGGCAAGCCAGCGCAAGGTTTTGTTGATCGCTCGGCGCTGGGCGTTGGCCGCTGCCTTTGGCAGCACGGCGGCGAAATCCTGAAAGGCTTTCAGGTCTGCCGCCGAGGTTTGCAGCGAGATCATCCCGCCACCAGCCGAGGGTTTGAAGTAGCTGCCGACGCTCATGGGCGTTTCCTCAGAATCAAGGCAACCAGACCGTCACCGCCCGGCTCCAGCTGCAGCAGGTCGTAGTCTCCACCGCCGTCCAACGCCGGCAACTCCACGCTGACCAACAGTCCTTTTTTCAACCCATGCGAATCGCGGACGCGAATCTCGAACTTTGGCTCACGCAACGCCGTCCTGGTATTGCCCATCTTGGGTTGCAACCACGGTGCAGCGAACATGCCCAGCACCGGCTCGTCGTAGCCCTCAATCCGAGCCGTGTCGCCGAGGGTTTCGAACACCGTGTCGTCGACGTCTTCCAGCAATTCGCGGAAGGACATGGTCAGAGTTCCAAGAGAATCTGCGCACGTGGCCGCGTGCAAAGGTGCAGCGGGTTAGATTGGGCTTCACCAGCCATACCTTTTTTGAACGGCAACGGCTCGATCATGCTGTAGTACGGAATGCCTTGGGTGTTGACCGTTTCCATGTAGTCAGCCGGTGCGAACACCGAGATGTAAAGGTCGGGCACGCCTTCGGGAATCAGCAGCGCCTTGTCGTCGTGCACGAACGATACACCGGCCACCTTGCCACGGTAGCGTTCCCAGATGATGCCGCCGAACTCAAAGCTCTCACGAGCATCACCGCGCAGGGCTGCTGCCTGCTGGCTGTTGAGGTAGGTCTCCTTGACCGACTTGTGAACGATCAGCTTGTTCCAGAAGTTCTTGCCGCAGAAGGCACGGGAGCCGGTGCTGGTCACGCTGCCGAGCGCGTCTTCCTGCATGTCCAGGGCTTCACCGCACTTGACCCGCAGTTCAGTGCTCGAATCTGCCAAGCCCATGGACAGTTTCTGGCGATCCACACCGAAGCGGTCATAGAGGTCCAGCAGTACGGTCTTCCCATCGGCATCAAGGATCTGGCCATTCAATGCACCCATGCGCTGGAATTCGTGCGTGGCGTCCAACTGGCGCCGTGCCTTGGCCAGACGTGCATTGACCACGTCCTGCACCGCCTGCAACTCAGTACGAGTACCGAAGGCACGGATGCCTTGGATCTCGTCGGCCTTGATCGTGAAGCGCTCCGGCAGGTGCACGGTGTTGAACGGGATCAGGGTGCGCTTGCTGCCTGCAACCACCAGACCGGAGGTGCCTCGCTCACCCGCCGGCACCAGGGCCAGGGTATCGCCGTCCTTTTCAATCTGAACGGTCAGGGTGGTGATGCCTTCCTCGCGAAACAGGCCCAGGGCGCTGATGCGCCCGGGCAAGTAGGGCTGATCGTTGAGTGCAGCGGTCAGCGAATCGACGCTGAATGCTTCGTCGTCAAAAATGGCGATATCGGCCATGGGTACTCTCCAGAAACGAAAAATCCCGCACGCGGCGGGATGCATATAAAAGAAGGATCGACTTAGCGGACGATCACGAAATGAGTGGCGAGTGCTTTCTCGGCGGCCAGATCCAGGCCGGTCAGGTGTGCTTCGCTGACTTCGGCCAACCGCACCACGGCGCGGCCGCGACGAACGACATCCGACTCACCGAGCGGGCCGTAGAGAATGGCGATGGCGTTTTCCGTGCCATCTTCGGCGGTCGGGTTGTACGGAGCGAACTCACTGCTCGCAGTTACCAGGCCGAGGATCTGACCCGGCTCCAGTGCGTGACCGGCAGCGACGTTGATGGCTTCTCGCGAGATGGTTCCGGCGCCCTCGGACAGCAGGAATTCACCTGCATGCATCGGTTCGCGTTTGATAGTCATGGTCTTACTCCTTTAAAGGCTTGAGATTGAGCAGCCTGACGTGCCGCCCAAATGGACGGCGGATCGGGTTGCTTGGCTTGAATTTTGGGAGCCGGGTCTTCGTTCTGCGGCAGACTGTTGTCGATCTCAAAGCCCCCGCCCTTCCCTACAACTTTGTCGAAGAGCCGCGCACGCACGGCACCGGTGTCCAGTCCGGCCTGTACAAACCCCACCGCAAACTCTGGTAGCCGGGCAGCAACGCACAGATCGCGGATCGACTTGGCCTGGGTGATGGCGGCCTGCACAGTCGCTTCGTCAACCAGCTTGGTCGCTGCAATAAGCGGTTCGATCAAGTTACTGATACCGGCCTGAGTGCATGACTGGGTGATCAGCAGAGCCAGCGCCGCTGCATCCGCACCAGGTGCCGATGGCTCAGGCTTGTCGACCACCGGCTCGGTCGGTTTCGTGGGTTCGTTGAGCAGATCCAGCAGCGCCTGGGGCGTGTGCTGGTATTTCTGCATGACCGTGCCCTGCCCCAGACACGCCTTGATTTGCACACCGTCGCCGACTTCATCGGCCAATCCGAGGGCCACCGCTTCGCGAGCTGTGAGCCAGGTCTCGGCATTGACCAGGCGCCGCAACTCTACCTCGTCGATATCCGGCGCCTTGGCCTTGTAGGCCGTGATTATGAGCTCCAGCGCTTGATCCAAAGCGGTCGCTACCTTGCGCATATCCTCGGCATCACCTGAGGCATAAGTCCACGGGTTGTGGATCATCAGTGCGGCGTTTTCCGCGATTACCACCCGATGAGCGCCGCAGACTGCGACGCTCGCGGCACTGGCTGCCAAGGCATCGACACGACCGGTGCAGCGCTCACCCAGACGTGACAGGGCGTTATGAATGGCCAGACCGTCAAACAGATCGCCGCCGATGCTATTGAACGCCACTACAATCGGTGAAGTACCGTCATCCAACGCGGCCAGGTCACGCACGAACTGATTGGCCGTAATACCCCAGGTGCCGATCTCGCCGTAGACGTACACCTCGATAGTGCGCTGTTCGGCTTCACCGCTGGCCCGGAGGCTGTACCAGTGTTTGTCTTGCACGGGCAGTTGCCCGTCCAGTTTGTTGAAGATTCGTAGAGAGAACGGCGGTTTCATGGTTTCTCCTGATCGTCGTGTTCAATATCAACCTCGACGAGAGTTCGATAATTGAGGCCCAATTCGCGGGCACGTTGAGCGTCGGCGGCGTTTTCCGCGTCGACCGTTTCGGAGTCGTAACCGGTTCGTAGACACATCTCACTGCGCGAACCGAACCCGGCATTGACCTCAAGCATTCGCGCCTGCACGTCCTGAACCGGCTGGATATAGGCCCAGCCTTGAGGCACCCAGCGCGTGCGCAGAAATTCGCGACGACGCTTGGCGTAGTCCGGCAACTCGATCACGCCGCTCAATACCGCCATGTCCAGCCAAGCAGCGCGGACCGGCCGGCAAAGCTGGTGGATATAGACGTTGAATTGCAGCTGTTCGAGGCGGCGCCGAAACTCGTTGAGCACGACGCGCAGCGCACGGTCGTTGATGCCTTTCATGTCGCCGGTGAGGATCTCGTAGGGAGTGTCTGTACCCGCTGCCGCTGCCATCAGTTGCTGCCGCATGAAGTCCGGGTAGTTGTTGCCGGCGTCCGGAGGCTTGGAGAACTCGACCTCCTCACCCGCGCCCAGCTCCTGCATGGTGCCGGGTTCGAGTGCAACCATCGGTGTGAAGCCGTCGCGGTCAGCGGTGATCAGTTGGCCGGTGACGGGGTCGCGTGGCACCTGCCCCATCTCCGGCGACGGGCGCTTGATGAAGCCGGCGAACAGGTTGGAAACCTCCTGCCGGAACAGCACCGCATCGTCGTAGTTATCGAGGCTGCGCAGGCGCTTGAGCACCGGCGACATGCGTGGCACGCCGCGCAACTGCCCCGGTTCCAGCGGTTCAAAGATGTGCAGCACTTGGCTGGCCGGTACGCGCACCAGTTGGTTGTACCCACTGTTGAGCGAAGACGCATCACGCGGGTGCGAGCGGTACATCCAGTAAGCCACGCGCTTGCCGGTCGGGTTGAACTCGATCCCGGCGCGGATGATGTTGCCGGTCTTGGTCATCTCGAACTTGTCGTGCGGCACGAATTCCGGTGCCAGGGTCTGCAGCTGCAGCGGCACCACAAGGCCTTCGTCCAGACTGCGCGGACGCAAGCGCACAAAGCACTCACCTGCAGTTTCCACGGTGCGAGCCACGAGCGCCTGCTGGCCGTAGAAGTCGCAGAGACCGTCGGCGTCCGACTCGTCGGCAAAGTCGTCCCACAACTCCTGCAGCAGGTTGCGCAGCTCTTCGTCTTTTACCTTCGGGCGTGGCGTGATGCCGGTACCGATCAGGTTGCTGACCCGTTTGTTGATGGCGTTGGCCGCATACGGGTCATTGCGCACCGCCGCCCGTGAACGGGCACGCAGGTTGCGTAGCGCCGGTGTGTTGATGCTGTTGATACCATCGTCGGTGGCGTCCCAGCTAGCAGATCGGCGTCCCTCCCCAGCGCCTTCGTAGCTGGCCTTGATGTTGGATGGCAGCAAGAATCCGCTACGTGAGAGCGCCGGGAATTGTCGAGCCATCAGATTCCCCTGCCTCCATGACTGAGCCGCACAACCCGTGAGCGCGGGCCGGCAGTGCTGGTGAGCGAACTGCGGATTTCTTCACGGGCGCGGAGCAGTTCGTCGACGTCGCGGTATTCCACCGTTCGGTCGCTGTAGCGCACGGTCTTTTCGCCACGCGCAATAGCGCGCTCGATGGCGTCGAGGTGTTTTTGAGTAAAGGACATATCAGCGTCTCTTCAGGTAACCGCTGGTGGAACTACGGCGTTGAGGGGGAGCTGCAGGTCGCGATTGCGCAGCCGGTGCAGCGGGTGGTGGTGCGGGCTGAGCTTGGCGCACAGCTGCAGGCGCTGGTGTTTGCTCGCCATCAAGTCGCTCACCCTGAACAGGCTTGATGCCCAAGGCGTCGTCGAACAAACCGGACTGGGCCAGCGCTTGGCGCACCCGATCCCAGTCGTGTTCCTGGTAGCGATTGATGCCGAGGTAGTGCGCCATCGCAAGGCAGTACACCATCAGGTCGAGCGCTTCGTTGCGCTCGGCCTTGCCCTTCACCCATTCGATGCGCTTGTGTCCGCGCACGTAGCGAACGACTTTGCGTTCGGCGACGCACTGGGCGAAGAACTCGTCCGGCAGGTCGTTGGCAAAGTGCAGCGAACCCGGACCATCCGGGAACGGATAGCGGTTGTAGATCCAGTCTTTCGCAGTGTCGGTACCGACGAACCACAGCTCGGCGCCGTTGCGTTCGGTCTGCCCCTTCCACGTCACGTCGACCATGGACGGGCGCTGTGCAATCACCGGTCGGCCCGGCTTGCTCGCGCCCTTGATGGCGAAGATGTTGCGCCAGCGGCGAACGCGACAGAACTGGTAGACCTCGTCGGTGTGGTGACCGCCGGAGTCGACGCCGACGGCAAGAATCCCCAGCCCGACACCACAAGGATGCCGGTATCGCGCCTTGAGTTTCTCGTCCAGTACAGCCCATGTTCGGTCGTCTGCTGGATCGCCCCAGATGACCTGGTGATCGACCACCCAGCGTTCCATGCCGACGCCGAAGCCCATCACCATCATCTCCAGGCGATTGGCCTGAACGTCGACGGCGCCGGTCAGCATCAGCACGCCGGCCGGCATCGCGCCGAGGGTGTAGGTCTCCAGCCGCGCCCGGGCGATGAGCACTTCCGCCTTGGTCTGTTCGAGTGCGCTGTCCCAGACCTTGGCCAGACGGGTGTTGTAGAACACCTGCATCAGGCTAGTGTCGCCTTGAGCCTGGGCTTTTTTTGCGTCTTCAAACTCCACGGCTAGGCCGGCCCAATCCATCCAGCCGGTCGGCGAGTACAGTGCATTGAGGTGAAAACCAACGGTTTTGCCGTCGCCACCGGCATGAGCGCGCCACTCGCCTCGGGCAAGCATGTCGCTCTTATGGTGCTCCTCGATCAGCACGTCGCACTCAGGTGCTGCACACTCGTAATGCACAGTGCTGAAGTCCTTGCTGTAGTGCAGCCGTTCCCATTCCAGCACTTGCATATGACCGCAGGTAGGGCATGGCACGTAGTAGTAGCGCTGGTCGCTAGACTCGAACAGATCGGCGATCCGCGAGGCGCCTTTGATCGTCGGCGAGCTGGAGAAGTAAATCTTGGCGTTGCGACCGAAGTTGGTCGCCCGCGTCTCTGCCAGCTTGATGGGGTCACCCTCCTGGCCGACATCGTTCTCCCAGCGGTCGACTTCGTCGCCGTAGATGTATCGGGCCGAAAGCTCCGACAGGTTGGCCGCAGAACCGGCGGTGGTGACATACAGCGAGCCACCCTCGAATTCCTTGGTGTCCATCGTGTTGCGTGCGTCCCGCGAGCGGGTGGCCGCGACCCGCTCGCGCAGAACGGGGGTGGCCTTGATGGTCTTGCTGATCCGCCCCGACACCCGCTTGGACAGGCCAAGGCTGGGAAGCAGCGCCAGGATGTTCGACGGCGCCATGTGAATCAGGCCGCCCATCCAGTTCAAGGCGATCTGCGTTTTCATCAGCTGCGAGGCCACCATGGTGACCACGCGCCTGCAAGGGTGAGCCGGCGACAGGCAGCGCATTGGCTCGCGGGCATAAGGTGTCCGTGAGGTGCGGTACTGGCCGGGTTCAGGGGCGCCGGTGTCACGCGGGATTCGCATGTACTCGTCGGCCCATTCGTCGATCCAAAGATCGGGATCGGGGCGCAGTCCACGGAAATAAGCCTCACGGTACACCTCTGCACCGTCAGGAAATTCCGTGTGCATAGATTCAGTCCGTTGTCATGGCGTGTTCAAGATCGGCTGAAGAGAGCCGCTCGGCTTCCTCCAGCGTTCGACGGAAGGTGGCTGTCAGGTGTTTCTCGATCAGCCAGGGATCGGTCATTGCCGCAAGGTCGTGTGACAGTTGCGGCAATGGCCCGAACAGCTGGTCACGCAGCAATCGGCCGGCGTTGTAGGCACCGGTTTCGACAGCCTCCTTGGAGACCAGGGAGCCTTGGGCTTTGCCCAGTTCGATCTCCGCCAGCTTGGCCATGTTGTGCTCGCGCAGGGCGCGGGCCTTCTGGAAGTCGGGGAGCTTGCCGTCGCCGGTAAGCACCTGCGGCGGCGCAGCCGTGGAAGTCGGCTCGGTCTGAGTCGACAGTTGGCTGTAAACGTCACGCTGAATCCGGTCTTGTTGGTGCCGATCAGCGACGGCGGATTTGCTCGGGTCAGCGGTGTCGCGAATCAACGCTTCGCTGGCCTGAACGTCCACCAGTTTTCCGTCCGGCGACAGCACCAGGCGGTTGTTGTTTTTCAACCAGGTGATGTAGCTCGGTGCCCTGCCGATCCGCGCCGCGAAGGCGCTTTTCGACAGGTAAGTTGGTTCTGTCATAAGCCCTCCTTTCAACGGCTTTTCAATGCAGACCTTTCAATTTCAATGGATTGAATTTCAGTAAGCTGGGGGCGCTCCCGCTAACACTTTCCCGCGGGTTTCCGACCCCGTGTCCTTCAGATACCCCTAGGGTCCCCGGCGGTTTTCGGCGCCCCAGATCGGTGCATCACCCCTGTTCGCCCCCGGCGGGCGGGACTTCGCAGACACCCAGACGCTTAGCGGCCCAGCGTTCGTACAACCCGATGGCCACATCCGCACCGGCCATCGCCGTGAGGCACCCCAAGGCACCCGCCGTCCAGATCGTCATGCCGGCGGCGATCATCAGCATCATCGCCGACACCCCGCAGACAATGCAGGCACCGGACCGAAGCGCGAGCCTGCGCAACAACGCCCAGCCTCGCGCCCCATCCTTGTCGGCCCGCCACATTTCTCCCGATACGCCACCGACCAGGGCCAGGACGATCACTAACCAGATCGGCATCTCTGCCAGTGCTTGTTGCTCGCTTGTCATCGCCAACCCCTAAACGCAAAAACCCGGCGCAATGGCCGGGTTTGGTGGTTGGTGCGTGCCGCTCTCTGCGGTCGCACCTATCGAAGATGACTACTTTTTACAGGTCGATTCCGGTGGCAGCAACCCCGGTTTAATGCCACCCGGTGAATAAGTGGTCAATGAGGGGTGAACGTCTAGCGAATGTAAGCGAATAACTCACCACGGCATTCTGTTGTTTCGGCGGCGTCCCATCTGTCCCACCTTTTAGAATTGAGGTGGGACGCCTGAGAGCGCCTAGATTCGGGGCTTAGCCCCACCGTCCTACTTATTTATCTATTTTCTCGTGTAAAGAGAGAAATTTATAAACACGCTTGCGCGTGAAGCGCGCGTGCATTGTGTCTGCTACGCATATGCGGGCGGGTGACGTTGCAAGGTGGGACGGTGGGACAGCCCAGCAAAGACAAGGCCCGCACCTGTCCCACTACGTCTAAACATAGTGGGACAAGGCGGGCCGGTGGGACAGCAACAGCCGGACGAAAGCCTGGGGTCACGCAGCCATCCCCATCATCACGCCGAAGATCTGCAGGTGTGCCTCATGCAGGCGCTGGTAGTACGTGTCACGGCCACAACCGCAGTGCGCGTACCGCAAGCGCATATCAACGTCGAGCGTGCAGTAATGCTCCCGAACAACCGTCACCAGCTCAGGCGGAAGATGCTTGTTCACGATCAGCTCGATGTCGAGTGAACTCTCCAGCGGCGCACGAAAGGCCCGCCGTCCACGAATCAGTTGCCCATTGCTTTCCATCATCATGGCAACCATGTTCCCCCCAGCAAGCCCCCCTTTTGAATGTTCGGAATGCAGCTCCTGCGCCCACAACCTAAGCAGCGAATCGATCTCCTTAATCACCGAAACAAGGCTCCTCTGAAGCTTCTAATTCCAAGGCAGGCGCCTTACCCCAGTCCGCTGGCTTTTTGTAGCCCCACAACCGCTGCCGACTCTTGGTCATTGCACCGAGCCGGAAACGTCTCCAGCCCAACCGATGCAGGATTGCACCGACACGCATTTGCTCCGGCTTACCCCAATGTCCCGGGTCGAGCTTGAGAGCCTGAGTCAGCACCTCGCTGCCGGTCGTGGTCTCACCAATCTGCGACTCTTCCAACCAGGTCAAGATTGGTGTTTCCCATTCGTCCACTACGAAGCGCTCGTCCTGCTCCTCCGCGAACAATGCCGCCTCATCCAGCGTTACCCACCAGAGGTCGCCAGCGTCGTAGCAGAAAACCGCCTCGGCCCAAAGCTGGTCGCGGATCGAGCGCAACAACTCCAGATCCACTTTGGTACATGCCACCGGCCAATAACGGCGGTTACCGGTCGCGTCCTTGAGATATTCGTCCTGGTTCGTCGTACCCACGAACACACACTGACGCGGCACGTCCATCGTGCGACGGCCGTAGCTCTCGCGATAAGTGTCCGTGGACGCCGAGAAAAACTGCTTGGCCTTGGTACTCTCGGCCTTGTTGAAGCTGTCCAACTCGCCCAGCTCAACAATCCACTTGCCCCTGATCGCCTGAAAGCCGTCCTTGTCGCCCAGCGCGAACGGCGTATCCATGAACCACTCGCCGCCGAGGATGCTCATCGCCGTCGACTTACCGGCGCCCTGCGCACCTTCAAGGATCATCACCGAGTCAGCCTTACAGCCTGGCTTCATCACTCGCGCCACGGCCGACAACATCCAGCGCTTGCCAACCTTGGACGAGTAGTCGGTGGCCTTCACACCCATGACATCGGTGAGCCAGCTTTCCAGACGTGGCACGCGATCCCATTCGAGCTTGCGCAGGTACTGCCGCACCGGATGAAACGCATGATCATGTGCGACCACACTGACCGCCTCGATCACATGGGACGCCTTGACCCGAAGATTGTATTGCTGCGCGAGCCACTTCATCACCCGCACGTCATCGATGTCAGCCCAGTCTCCCGTGCCGCCGCCATAAGGCGCCGCACGTAGCTTGACGAGCTTCGAACTGAAGGCGCTGTAGCTGATGACCCCAGCCCAACGTGGATCATTGGCCAGTATTAATTCAACGTTCTGCATGTGTGCGATCAGAGCGCCGCTATCGCTGCGAGCTAGTAGATCTTTCCAACCACCTGCAGCCGGTGGCTTGACCACGGCCAATACCTGACGGCGCACCGCCTCCAAACCCTCAGCGACATGCAGATCGTTGAAGTCGGTCCACTTCACTTCCCGCTCACTGGAGAAGATCGGCGCAACCACTTGGCCACCGACGATCAGTGCCGCGTTATTGGCCTTCTCTTCACCTGGGTTCCAGGCGTCGCCGTTTGGCTTCGTGGTCTTCCAGTCATCATCCCTGCAAATGATCAGAGGGCAACCGGCAAACCGCTCGCGCATGGCCTTACACACGGCCAGCAGGTTACCCGCGTCGAATGCCACCGCCACGGTCAGCGAAGTCGCCATGTGCAGGCTGGCGCCGGTGGCGTAGCCCTCACATACCAGCACTGGATCACCTGGATCAGCATCAGGCCCGATAAGGTGGAAAGCACCCTCTTTCGACATCCCGTAAGGCCAGTAGGACTTGTCCCGACCGGTGTCTTTCTGTTTGCTCGGGTAAATCACCTGAAGCCCGACGATTTCGTCCCGCGCATTGCTCATGGGAACCAAGACTGCACCTGAGCGCGGCGCGTAGCGAACCCGGAAACCGACGATCTGCTTGCGGTCCAGGTACTCGCTACGACCTTTCTCCGGCATGCGCTTAAACAAGCCGTCCGCACGCTTCGCTGCCCGACGCGACGCATTGGCCGCCACTTCAGCAGCGCGACGCTTGCCCTCCTCCTGACGGGCACGCATGACCTCGCGCTCTTCGGGTGACATCCGACCGGCCTTGACCTTGATCTTCTGCGTTTCACCCGAACGCCAATCCCCGAATGAGCCGAAAATAAGCGTCTCGCCCTTCTCGGTGCGATGTTCATGGGCGACGTACCAGCCGTTCTTTTCGGTGCCCTTATCCTGCGTAGTCTTGCAACGAGTGAGCTTACCGAACACCAGCGGCTGCGCTGGTACAAGGCCGTAGTCCGCGAACTGTGCCAAAACGTCATCGAGCATGACGAGCTCCCTTCAATTCCGCGAGAGAAAGACAATCCACACAATGCGTGCAGCCAGGCTGCGCCACGCGGCGCGCCTCTGGAATAGACTCATCGCACTCTTCACAGAACAGAAACGAGTGCGCCGCCAAGGGAGGTTTGGCGGCGTTACGACGTGCTGCGAGCGCTTGATCGACACGCTCCTGCACAAGGTCATTTGCGAAGTCTGCGATGTCAGCCACGGTCAACACCTCGCGTCGTCTGATTGACGTAGGTGGCGCGGTTGAACAACCCGAGCAGCCCTTGAATCCCACGGAACACCTGCAGGCGAATCGCTGCCAGTTCCTGGTCGGTGACGACGCCATCACCAATGCTCTTGGCCCAGGTGTCGGCCAGATCCGCCACTTGCCGGAAATACTCCGCGATGCCTGTCGTCAATGTCTCGGGCATGTCGTTGGTATAGGCCTCAGCCAACTCCTGCCAGGTCGTGTCGCCGACCAGTGCATGCACCGCATCCAAAATCCGGCGATCCTTAGTCAGTTCCAGGATTTCTCCGAACTCTTGAATGTTCACCGTGTGGCTCGGATGGGTGGGGGAAAGCTTGTGCTGCAGCGTGGTGGCATTGCGACCTGTGGTGGCGGCGATGGCTGCAGCGCCACCTGGGTAGTCGCGTGCTGCGTGGTAAAGCGCGAGATCAAGCGGCAGGACTTCCCGCTGCGCCCGATCTACAGAACTCAGAGCGATTCGGCTCATGGCATTAATCCTTGAATGTTGCCAGTGCCGCACGACAGAGAGTGGTGATACATTTGTCGTGTGGCGTGTAAGTGCCCAAAAGCCGGCGAGGTCCCCAAGACCAACACCGGCACCGTGCCGGGGCGAACAATCCGTTGTTCACCCCTGGCGCAACAGCTGCCAGCTCTGTGGTGGAAAAGGCAGCAACACCAAAGCTTCCGAGCCTTGGAAAACGCGATAGGAGTGGGCGGTTTTGCATTTGGTTTGCCCGCCACCCCCTATCGCGGCCCGACAGCGCTGTGGTGGTGCGTGTCGGGAGGAACTGGGCGACCCTTAGGTCGCCTTTTTTCTAACTACTATGCGGCTGCTTCCAGATTCGGAATCGGAAATAGATCAGGCAAATCTGGGCGCAGCTCATGTGGCTTGACTTTGCCCTCTGAAGCACGAGCAACGGAATGGACACGCTCAGTAGGAACTCGGCCGGATTTCAGCCATTTCCAGACGTGAGGCTGCTTAACATTACAACGACGTGCGAGCTCAGATTGGTTTCCGCCACAAGCCTCCAGCACGCGTAGTAGTGCTCTATTTCCCGCTGTGTGTTCGCTCTGCTCGATTTGATTGATGGTCATGATTAGGTCTCAACATGAGTAACTCCGCGCAGATTATAACCTAAAGATTAATTAGTCAACAACATAGGCTGTTAGACTTTCTATAACCAGAGTCATACCCTCTCATCCATGAACTATTTAGACAAAAATCAGCTTCCCACCCTTGCTGACCGCCTGAATCATGCGATGGCAGAGCGCGGCCTGAAACAGGAGCAGCTAGCGATTGCAGCCGGCTGTACACAGGCAAGCATCCAGAAGATCAGCTCTGGAAAATCCCAAAAAAGCCGGTTTCTTGCAGCAATAGCGAGAGCACTGCAGGTTGATGTCGACTGGCTTGAACTTGGAACCCTTCCAAAAGAACAACTCAACGATCAGCCCGCTACCAAGCTGCGCCCCAAAGATGGGACGCCTTTTGTTCTGGGCGAGCTGTCTCCTTGGGATGATGAAACCCCATTAGACGATGACGAGGTCGCATTGCCGCTTTACAAGGAAGTCGAGATTTCTTCAGGAATGGGCAGATCGTCAGTCCAGATTGACGAGGGCAGGAAAGTTCGCTTTTCCAGCTACACCCTGAGAAAGGCAGGTATTGACCCTTCCAATGCAGCCTGCGCGACCAACACAGGTAACTCAAACCACCCACTGATTCTGGACAAGGCAACTCTTGGAATCGACAAAGGAATGAGGAGCATCATCGACGGTCAGGTTTACGCGCTAGAGCACGACGGGCTTCTGCGGATCAAGTTCCTTTACCGTATACCAGGCGGTATACGACTCCGCAGCTTCAACCGTGATGAGTATGCCGACGAGGATTACACGTTCGAGCAAGTGATGGATCAACATATCCAGATCATCGGGCGTGTTTTCTGGTGGTCAACCCTAAATCCGACAAATGTTTCATTGATCCGATAAAAAATAATCGCAAGGTTATTGTCGATTATTAAAACCTAGGTTATTTTTGCCTCACTCTAACACCACAGAGCGAGGCTTAACCTATGCAAACCAGCGCAACCCTCCACGTCCATCCGGCGTGCGTCAGCAACAAAAAGATGATCGAGCAGCTGCAGTCCGTGACTGGCTGCTTGGTGATCATTCACAACAGTAAACCCAAGCTTGTTGCCAAACCCCAGCCCTCTCCCTTCGATCCGAATGGCGGAGGGCATGCAGCATGAGCAAGTACCGAATCGACAATCGCACCCTGCAGTTGCTCAAAGCTCAGGTCAACCTGACCGAGACCTTCAACCATGTCCTACGCACGGCTCCCTCACGCGAGTGCCTCGCGTTCCGCCTTAAAGTAGAACGGGGCGCAACTGAGACCGCATTCAGCGTCGAGCTGGGGACTGAGCGTCACACGCTGACCCTACCAAGCGACAAGAAAACTCACCTCAAGTTGGCCGACTTCATTGAAGAGATCGCTAACGGACCGTTCGATCCGAGCAATTGCAGCGATCCGGTTCATCTCCCGCATGCCAGCCGCGTATACGGCCGCTTTGAAGCCCAAGACAAGCAGCGCGTGTTTGAGCTGGTGCGCACCGGCGGCGTACAGAGCCTCGACATGGGGTTTGATCTTCCGCTGCACGTTGCCATTCACCGCACCCACACACGCCGAGGTGCGACCATCATCCTGAGCATAGGCAATAAAAGCCCCAACACCCGATGCTTCTCCGTGAGCGACACCGATGCCGAGATTTACCTAATGGTTATCGAGTCCATCAACCATCTCGCGGCCGCAGCAACGCCTGCCGCACATGCGGCATGAGGTGGACGACATGGAACGCACCCTCGCCCAAGCAGCCTCGCAACTCGGCCTCACACGTCCAAAACTGATTGCACTCATGCGGGAGAAAGATCTGCTGAAGGGCAATCTGCCAGCCTACCCAAAACGGGACAAAGAGTATCTGCGGGTCAAGGACGGCACCTGGTATGACGAAAAGTACGGCTTGCAATACAGCCAGTCGACGCGGGTCAAGCAAGCTGGCATCCGCTGGCTGGCTGAAAAACTCGGCATCGACCTACCAGAAATTCCGGCAGACCGCCGTGACGTGGCCTAGGGAATACGCCCGACAGATCATCGCAATGCGGACACGAGAGGAGCGCAATGCCGCGCTCCTTGAGGTGCCCGAGCATCTGCGGGAATTGACCAAACGCCATTGCCTGAACGCCTGGAACCACCCAGCAAGAAACAAACGCAAGGAGGCCACACAAAGCCATGAGTAACGCAACCCAAGCTCCACTGCGGCTACGTCCCGCTCCTGAATCCACAACCATCGAGCTGCTTTACCGCACCTTCGGTGATGTTCTGATTCCGCTTGAGACCGTGCGCGAGAAGTATTTCCGCAACCTCAACGAGCAAAAGTTCGTGATCGAAATCAACAGCGGTCGGATCCAGCTACCGATCACCACACTGGACTCAAGTCGAAAAGCGCCCAAGTACGCACACATTCGACACGTTGCATCGCTCATCGATATTCGCGCCTACCAGGCCGATGAAGACATGCAATCTCAGCAGGACGAGCCAACCGAGTAAGACCTCCCCCAAGGACTGCCACCACCAGTCCGACACTTAACCAGGAGCAAACCAAATGACTGCAATTCAAATCTACGCACTCATCGCCCTAATCACTCTGGCCGGGTTATTAGTCTGGGCCGGCTACATCATGGGCCGTACCGACGGCATGTCCGCTGGCATGAAACAAAGCGACGACGTCCTGCGCGCCGAAAGCGCCAAGACCATTCGCGAGTTAAGGGCCTCACTCGACTTCATCAAGGCCGACCACGCCCGCTTACCGCAATTCAGCAAACGCCTTCAGCAAGCGTTGACGTTCGGAAATTGCGAACGCCAGACGCTGCTCGATATCGCCGAAAAGCTCCGCATTGCCGCTGATACGTTCGCCGCATTCCGCACGGGGAAAAAACTCGAACGCGAAACCCGCGCCCTGCGCGACGAGGCGCTCACCATGGCCGAATTACTGAAGCCCGCCGAAATAACAGGCCATGCAAAGGTTGAGATAGTGCCTCTCCGTATTCCTCTCAGCACGGAGGATGCAGAGAAAGCTGCCGCTTTTTTCCAACAAGACCACCAGGCCATCGCCACAACCGCGCAATCGAGAGGTGCAGCATGAGCTGGATCCTCACCCATACCGGCAAGCGCTTTGATTTGCTTGAGCCGAACGCCGAAATGATCGATCCGCGAGATATTGCGCACTCGCTGGCTCATTTGTGCCGCTTCAATGGCCATACCCGCGAGTTCTACAGCGTGGCTCAGCACAGCTGCATCGTCGCCGACCTGGTGCCAGAAGAACACAAACTTGTGGCCTTACTCCATGACGCCCCCGAGGCGTACTTAGGCGATATGACACGCCCACTCAAGCAGTGGATTAGTGCCTACCAACACTTCGAGGACTGCATTTGGTGGCGCGTTTGCGACCGGTTCGACATCGCCCCAGAACTCCCCACCTGCATCCACCAGGCTGACCTGATAGCGCTGGCTACCGAACGCCGCGACCTCATGCCAACTGATCCGGCTATCTGGGATTGCTTGGTCGGCATAAATCCTATGCCAGAAACTATCCGCCCATGGTCTGCCGCAGAAGCCCGCAACACCTACCATCAGCGCCTGATGGATCAACTTGCTATCGAACATCGGAGGAAAGCGGCATGACGCACTCACAGGACAACACACAAGTGCAGGCCGCTTTGCTTCGCGACGACAGTGGGATCGACACGCCTGTAAAAAACAGTCTCTGCTGCGCAGCAGCAGGCATTATTGCTTCTTCCAGCGCCACTGCCGAGGCACTTATACCCCACGAAAAGCTGCGCGGGGCAGCGCTCGCTGATGCAACGCTAAACGCTCAGAAACGCCCGCTCGCGCAGCCTGTTGTGGGGTATAAGACTCCTGCGGCACAGTCGAGCGGTCTAGACATTCTGCGCAGCTACAGAGAAGCCCGTGAGAGCCTAGCGCAAGCGGTCATTGTCGAGGAGAACGCCAATGCATAAGCGCGTTCTCAGACACTTCCACATGTGCTGCGGTCTCGGCGGCGGCGCCAAGGGTTTCAACCGGGCTAAGCCCATCGTTGGGCATATCCAAGCTGAATGGCAATGCATCGGCGGCGTCGACGTGGACCCTGCCGGCCTGCGCGACTTTCAGCGTCTTTCCGGCGTTCCCGGAACGCTGATGGATCTGTTCACCCGCGACCAGTACGCCCGCTTCCACGGTAAAGAGCCGCCTTCCGGCTGGACTGAGGCGAGCGCCGACGACCTGCGCCGCGCAGCCAGCAACGAACGTCCGGACGCTGTGTTCATTTCCAGCCCTTGCAAAGGCGCCTCGGGATTGCTGTCCGAAACAATGAGCCTGACGCCGAAGTATCAGGCTCTGAACGAGCTGACGTTGCGCTGCATCTGGCTGATGTGTGAGGCGTGGAAGGACGACCCGGTGTCGTTGATCGTCTTCGAGAACGTGCCGCGCCTTGCCACCCGTGGCCGCCACCTGCTCGACCAGATCAACAAGCTGCTGAACCACTACGGATACGCAGTCGCCGAAACCACGCACGACTGCGGCGTCATTGGCGGACTAGCCCAGAGCCGCAAGCGTTTCCTGCTGGTCGCCCGCCACATCGAAAAAGTGCCGCCGTTCCTGTACGAACCGGAAAAGAAGACGCTGAAGTCGGTCGGCTCGATCTTAGACCGCATGCCACTGGCCGGCGATATCGAAGCAGCCGGCCCGATGCACCGGGTTCCAGCGCTGCAATGGAAAACTTGGGTTCGCCTCGCCCTAGTCACCGCCGGCAAGGACTGGCGCAGCCTGAATGACTTGGCGATCGAGGACGGTTACCTCCGTGACCTGGTGATCGTGCCGGAATACCGCGCCGGCTATCTCGGTGTGCATGAATGGCAGGACACCGCCGGCACCGTTGCTGGGCGAAGCAGCCCAACGAACGGCGCGTTCTCGGTAGCAGATCCTCGCGCCAAGGCAGGCGCCCTGCAATATCAGCAGTACGGCGTGCGTCGCTGGGACGAAACGAGCGGCGCGGTAATCGGCGTCAAATCGCCCGGGCAAGGGACGTTCAGCGTTGCGGATCCTCGCCGACCTGGTGATGGATTCGGCAAGTACCTGGTAACGCCGTTCGACAATGCCGCAGGAACGGTCATCGCCGGCAGCACTACGGGGCAAGGCGCTTTTGCGGTTCAGGATCCCCGGTATCACAACTGGCACTCAGGAGCGAGCAGCCGGAAGCTTGGCGTTTGCCCTTGGGATAAAACTGCTGGGACTGTCACAGGATCGCAGCAGGTAGCCAGTGGGGCATTGTCGATTGCAGACCCGCGCCCAGGCATGAAGCGCACGAAGGGAGACGCGTACCTGACTGGCGGCCACTACGGCGTCGTCGGCTGGAACGAGCAATGCGGCGCCGTATCGGCCAGCGCAAAGCAGGACAACGGTCGTTGGTCTGTGGCGGATCCCCGCATGCCGGAAGCCAATGACCGTCTAACCTGCGTTATCGAAAGCCTCGACGGCACCTGGCACCGACCATTCACCACACTGGAGTTAGCCGCGCTCCAGAGCCTGGTCGAACCAGAAGAATTGTTCGAGCTGGACGGCTTAAGCGATCAGGCATGGCGCGAGCGGATCGGTAACGCGGTGCCGCCGGCCGCAGCCGAAGCAATCGCGCATGTGATGGGCACCACCCTACTACTGGCTGCCGCCGGCGAAACCTTCATGCTCAACAGCATGCCGATCTGGGTGCGCCCGGTCGCAGTGGGACTGAGCGTGGCACAGCAGGAGGCACAGGCATGAACACTCACAATGTGTACGAGTGGAGCCTGGAGCCGATGATCAAACTGGAGTCAGCATAATGATATTCGACGCCAAAACCGACACGCTGCCTACCGCAACCATCAGCGGCGTTACTCACGAAGGGTTCACCTGCATCACCCACGACGGAAAAAAACTCCGCATGGCCTTGGTCGACGAGCAGGGCAACATTGTCGACGCCGGAAACCACGTCGCTCAGGAAGCCTGGAACGTGTGCATCCAAGTGCAACACAACTTCTGGATTGGGCAAGGCCATCTTCGGGTACTAAGCAAACCCCTACCGCTAGCCCAAGAAAAAGCCGCCTAACTTCACACAATCCAGAGCAAGAACATGACGAAAAGTAGAGGGATTAAACGCCCGACTTGGGTATGGACCCAAGCACAAATCATGCTGATGACAGAAAAATTTGCATTCACTGTAAATAAAGATTTAGCCCAAGAAATTGGATGCACTGTTCCACAATTAACCCGAAAGGCAGTATCGCTGGGCCTAAAAAAATCCGGGATATCGATGCTTACTGGACGGACGCTTTCTCCAACTCACCGAGAAAGCATTAAGCAGGGGCTATTAAAAGCACACGAAGAGGGGAGATTAAAACTCCCACCTGAAACAACTATTCACGCCATGCGGGAGGGAGCAAAGCGCCCCGAGGCCGTCGCCAAACGGGCAGCACTTGCCAGCAAAAAAATGAAGGGGAGACCTCAGCGTATGGATGGACTTAGTGCCGCAGCAGAACATAACGCTCGGTCCATAACGTATACGGTTCTGACACCCAGCAGGGTCACTCTAACCTTCAAAAACCTCAGCAACTTTGTCCGCCAGAATAGTCACTTATTTGCTGATGATGACGTGATATGGCGCCCCCCTCAAAGCCATCCATGGTGCAGAGCTCAAAGAGGCCTCTATTCCTTATTCAAGGAAACCAAACCTGTCGAACAATGGAAAGGATGGCGAGCAGTTAGAAAAACCTAAACTTCCCTGCCCGTCCCATAAAGTAACATCAACACTCCACTAAGCAGGATGGGGATTTAGACTAAGCCCCCATCCCTGCTCGCCATTCCCCTGTTTTTCGATCAATACGAAGCAATCGGGGCTGGCCACCTTTCCCGACCAATAATAAGTCGATCACATTTCCATCTCGTGCAGTTGCTTGCATCCCGTGGTGGTAGACAACTATTCGCTCGAAAGTATCTCTTACCAAGTGCCGCACTTTCATCCGTGCATCGAAGTCCATCATCTCAACTCCTGAAGACAACTTTGCCCACGCCTCAGAAAGCCCAGGTTGGTCACGGTTTGATACCGCTACCAGTTCGCGCTCGGCCTGAGCTATATCTTTTTGCTTTGCTGACAGCAGCTCCTCAAGTTCGCGAGCCTTGCGGACGAATACCAGCGGCGCCGCACCACCTTCGGCCGCCAGCAGAGCCTCACTCACCCGTTCCAGTTGCTGCTCGATAAGTGCCGCCTCGCTCTTTGCAGCCACCAGCCGTCCTTGTATCAATTGCGACTGGTCATTGCCTTCCAACAGGCTGCTGAGGTTCATGCGGTCGGTGCAATAGCTCATTAACGCTTTCTCTATAGGAACGACACTGCAACTACCACCGACAGAACAACCCTTGTTATGTGAATACCCCACGCAGATCAAACGCCGATGACCATCAGATAAGGTGCCGTCAGCTTTGGCCCTGTGCATAACGTTCTGCCCAACTACGGCCGTACCGCAGTATCCGCAATAAGTGATCCCTAAACCGGTAACAAGTCCGGGGATTTCCCCCTTACCCTTGCGCCTGACCCGGCTCTCAACGAGCATTGAAAGATCGGCGAATTCATCGGCGGTCATTATCGACGGGTAATATCCTTCAAGCCGATACGTTTCACCATCCAGCTCTAGCACCTTCACGCCCATCAATGCCGGCAGCCGGACAAGCCGGTGCACCTGCAGTGCTGTGATGCCTTTCGTGGTGACGGACAGACCGCGTTCAGTCAACTCTCGAATAATACGAACAGAACCATAGCCCTGTCGGAACAGATCGATCACCAGGCGCACACCCTCGACACGCTCTGGTAGCAGCTGGAATACCTGGCCATCCCACTGCAACCACTGCGGATCTTTGCCGTTTCGAATAATGCCCCGGTAAGTACCAGCAATCCACCCTTCGCACTGCCGGCGGATTGCGGCCTTCACACGCTTTGATTTGGTGTCTGATTCTTCGTGCGCACGAATCATCACCAGAAGCGAATACACCAGGTCCATCGGCTGAGCCTTCAAGCCGGCTCGGTTGTATTCTCGGCCGTCACTAGCAGTAACCACAGTGATGCCAGCATTGACGATTTGAGCCAACTGGGCTTGAGCCTGAATCGGCTCGGCACGGCTCAGGCGATCCAGCCCTTCAACGACCAGGACAGAACCGTCCGCAATGAGACCGTCTTCGACAGCCTGCAGGAAGACGCCCAACGCCCCCTGCTTGACGTGACGCTGGTGATAGGCGGATAACCCTTCATCTCTCAGGGATAGTGACTCATCCAGATCGAGTCCCTTCTCACTTGCCCAGCGCTGTGCGTACTGGAGCTGACGGTCGGCACTGCTGCCGGTCGCCTGCCTAGGATCAGAGAATCGCAAATAGCTGTATACTCTCGCGCCACTTTTAGCCATTAGAAAAAACAAGCCCTGATGAGGATCTACCTATAATGATGACAGAGAAAGCCCCACGTGTAGGTATGATATCGTTAGGGTGCCCGAAAGCACTGGTCGACTCCGAGCGCATCCTTACCCAGCTGCGTATGGAAGGCTATGACGTTGTGTCCACTTATCAGGACGCCGACGTCGTGGTGGTCAACACCTGCGGCTTCATCGACTCGGCCAAGGCAGAGTCTTTGGAAGTGATCGGCGAAGCCATCAAGGAAAACGGCAAGGTCATCGTGACCGGCTGCATGGGTGTGGAAGAAGGCAACATCCGCAACGTGCACCCGAGCGTGCTGGCCGTGACCGGTCCGCAGCAGTACGAGCAGGTGGTCAACGCCGTGCACGACGTGGTGCCGCCGCGCCAGGATCACAACCCGCTGATCGACCTGGTGCCGCCGCAAGGGATCAAACTGACTCCGCGCCACTACGCCTATCTGAAGATTTCCGAAGGCTGCAACCACAGCTGCAGCTTCTGCATCATCCCGTCGATGCG